ATTGGGCTGCTGCTATGGATGCTTTACCTTTGGAATATAGTGCTTCTCGTAATATAGGTAGGATGTTTGACCATGCGGAGAGCCAAGAGCATTTTGATGCAATAAAAGAACAGATAGACGATAGAACTGCTAGGGAAAAATATAATTCTCAAGCTGGGTGGAAAGGGCTTATAGGTAATATGTCCGGTGGGTTGTTATCTCCGCTCAATTTAGTACCTTTTGGGACCGCAGTGAAAGGGGCAAAAGGTGCTAAAAGCTTACTGCAAAATGGGTTGAAAACGGCTATGTATGGTGCTTCTTCAATGGCAGCTAGTGAAGTGATATTGCATAATGAGCAAGAGACTAGAACGCTAGGGGAATCCGCAGCTAATATAGCCAGCGGGGCTGTTCTATCAGGTGTGTTAGGTGCGGCTCTACACGCCAAATTAGCTAAATCCCCAGAGTATGGTAAATTCAAAGAGCAGTTTGAAAAAGAGATGATGTACCCCGAAGATGCGGATTTCATAGCGGATGTAAAAGCTGGTGGTGAAGACGTACAGCCGCGTTCTGTAGGTGCGGCAGCAGTTAAAAAGAAAAGCTATGAAGAGTTAATGGATGATAATACATTAATTCGAGATAAGGCTTATTCTAAATTAAAATTTCAAGACCCCGGATTTAGATTAGCTTATAATGAATCCCTAAACGCCAGATTATATTTACAAGATATTGCTCAGTTTGATCCTAAATTTAAAAAGCATAAGCGGGGTGAGACTCAAGGGGTGTCGGTAGAAACAGAGGTATTGATGGATATTGACGAGAGAGCCTTAGTAGATCGCCACGCTGGGGATATGTTTGCCAAATATAAACGCAGGATTGGTAAAGACCCCATGAGGCTATCAAAAGCAGATTTTAACGAAGAGATATTTATGGCTCTAACAAGAGGCGGTAAATCTGAAATACAAGAAGCTGCTGCCGCTGCTGCTGAATACCGAAGGCTCTACACTAAGTACGGGGACATGGGTATTGAGACGGGTTTGTTTAAAGATAAAGACGCAATTCTTTCTAAAAGAAAAACCTATGCGCCGCAGAAAGTTAATGAGGCTATGGTTGCTAGACACCCTGCGGAGTTTCGACAAGTGCTGGTAGACATAATAAAATTAAGTTATGCTAAAGCTACCAAAGGCAATAAAGCTAGGATATATCAAGATTCCGTAGAATTTAAAGACGATAGATTTTTCCATGATTTAGCCGCCGATATTGAGCGAAACTCAACTGGCTCTCAAAGTGCTGATATTGTGAAAGGTGTTGGGTTCACATCAAAACCTAATTACGCTAAAAGTAGGGTGTTAGATGTTGACTATGATACTCCGTTAGGTAAGAGGTTCTTAAAATTCCTAGATAAAGATGTGGAAAGTTTAACTAGGAATTACGTTAATACTGTTTCGAGAAGGGCGCATTTAATCAGAAGGTTTGGTGAGGATTTCTTAGATGATGACATTAAATCGCGTAAATCAGAGGTAGTACAGGCTATATCAGATGATTTCAAGAAGTTAAAGGCTAAAGCCATAGATGACCCAAAAAAATATGCAGCGTTGCGTAAGCAAGAGGAGAGAACCCTTAACGATGTTTTTGCTTTAAGAGATAGATTACTAGGTACATACGGCTATAGCATGAACCCAAATAGTTGGGCGTATAGAGCACAGAAACAAGCTAAACAATACAACATGGTTACTATGCTCGGTGATGTTACTGCATCATCAACCCCAGATTTAGGTAAGCTAATAGCTGAAGCGGGCTTTACTAAATTTGTTACAAGAGGTATGGCCCCTTTAATGAAAGCATTAGTATCTAAAGATTTCAGAAAATATTTAGCAGAAAACTTTACTGAGGCTAGTAGGCTCCTATCTGGTGTAGAATTTGTACAAGGTGGCAGGGTAGCAAGTATATCCGATGTTATGGATGATTTTGGTAAATATACTAAGTTCGAGAGGATCGCCGATAAAGTGTCTCAAAAAGCTATAAGTGCTACTGGGATTCGCCATTGGAACGCTGTGCTAAAACAGATCGCAGCTATGATTATAAGTGAGAATATGATAGATGCTATGAAGGCTTTAAGAAAAGGCAAAGCTACCGCCAAGCAAGTATCTAACTTAGCTAGAAGTGGTATTAGCTTAGAAGATGCGGCAGAGATATTTAAGCATATAGAAAAACACGGTGTAAAACAAGGTAAGATAACTATACCAAATATTGCTAAGTGGGAGGGGCCCCAAGCTGCTTCTTTAGGTCACTTATACGCAAGTGCTTTGAGAAAAGATATGGATAGGGTTATTGTCACACCGGGCATAGCAACCACCCCTTTATGGATGTCAAAGAATGGGTTGACCTTATTTGGCCAATTTCAGTCTTTTGGTTTCTCCTCTATGCAAAAAACTTTTGTACCGATGGTGCAAGATTTCGATGCAAATACCATACAGGGTTTAACCTTTATGATAGGTTTAGGTACGTTAGTAGCAGCATATAAAAGAGCAGTAAGCGGCAGACCGATGCCAGACGCAGCTACTTTAATTCAGGAAGGTGTTGACCGTAGCGGTGTTACTGGTTGGTTGATGGATGTTAATAATAGGTTAGAGAAAATATCTCAAGGTAAGGTGGGCTTATCCGGTATATTAGGTACTAACTCAGAAAGCAAATATTATGGACATGGTAGTGCTGCGGTATTAGGGCCTACTTCGGGGCAGATTGATAACTTAATGGGGATTGCTTCGGACGTTCTTAGCCGCCGTGCAGACCAGAGAACCACACACGCGGTGAGAAAGGCGATACCCCTACAAAATATGATTGGTATTAGGCAGGGGTATGATTACATGGAAGATACTTTTAATGGGGCTTTAGGTATACCTAAAAGTAAATAACGATCTTGACTTAATGGAAGAAGAGTTTAATAATAATAATCTTGGAATTTCCAAGAATTAATTGAAATTTAAATATGGGTACAGTACCAGCTTTAACAGATGAGACTCCACTAGACCAGTATACGGCAACAGCTAGTCAAACTGAGTTTACTTTCACCTTTATGATTTTCGCTACGTCGGATATTAAGGTGTATGTCAATGATGTCTTAAAAACTGAAACTACGGATTATGTGGTAAAACAAGCTGACCTTAGTGCTATCGTACCCGCAGATGATTTACCAATGGACGGTGGTAAGGTTGTATTTAATTCTGGCCTCACAGTTAGTGATGCTGTTTCTATTTCAAGAGAAATACCAATAGATAGATTAACTGGTTATTCAGTGGCCGGTGCTTTTAGAGCAAATGTACTTAATACGGAATTAACCCGTATGCAAGCTATCAACCAACAATTAGAAAGAGATATTAGTCGTAGTATTAGATTAAGTCCTTCGGATGCTGAGGGTGGTAATCTTGATATGCCAACAGGTAGGGCTGGTAAGTTCTTAGCTTTTGACGAAAGCGGTAATTTAATTATGTCCGCTGGTTCAGCGGATTCAATCACAGTCTCTACTTTCATGGCTACAGTATTGGATGATACTACGGCTGCCGCTGCAAGAACAACTATGGGTTTAGCCATAGGTTCAGACGTTCAAGCTTATGATGCTGAATTAGCGGCGTTAGCTGGTCTGACTTCCGCAGCAAATAAAGTCCCTTATTTCACCGGTTCTGAAACCGCTGGGGTATTAGATTTCAAAGATGAAGATAATATGGCTTCCGACTCTGCTACGGCAGTTGCCTCCCAACAATCTATTAAAGCTTATGTGGATAGTAATGTATCTAGTGATGCTAGTACTACAGTGAAAGGTATAGTAGAATTATTGACAGATGCCGAATTAGTTACAGGAACAGATAATACAAGAGCAGCAACAGCAGCCAATATATTAAGTTTATTTGCTTCCAGCTCTCAATCAACAAATGGATATGCAAGAATTCCACTAAATATCAGTGGAGCTTTTGATGAGATAATTATACAATGGGGGACTTATACTGGAGGAGCTAGCAATCCAACAGTTAATCTTAATTTAACATTTCCTAATACTAATTTAGCAGTTTTTACTACTGGTGTTCAGGTAAATTTTAATACAAACGCACAAATAACTAATGTTCTTAGTAAAACAGCATCAAATTTTACTGCAGCAACAGTAAATTCTACTAATGCTAGTGCGCAAGTATGGGATTTTTATTGGCTGGCAATAGGATATTAATAATTTATTATAAAATAATATGAAAGTAAAAGTTAATTACGATCCACAATCGGGATTAGTTAAAGGGTATTACCCTGATAATATAAACTATACCGCTTACCCCGAACCTTATATAGTTATAGATGCGGAGGACCAAGACAATACGGGATCCCAAATGATTATAGAAGATGGGGTTTATAAAAAAAAGATACATACTCTATTTGAATTAAAACAAAGCATTATAAACCAAATAAAGACCGAAGCTGGCAACCGGATTATAGCGGCGTACCCAGAATGGAAACAAAGAAACCACATGGCTGCGGTAGTTGATATTCAAAACAAAGAATTAATAGCCCTTAAAGCGAATACTACTTACACTTTATCCGCAGATGAATTGGCTATCGTTGCAGCAGCACAAGCAGCTAAAACAGAAATATTTAATATCAGAGCTAAATCTGACGAGTTAGAAGCATCTTTAGATACTATGACTCAAGAACAGCTTGAGGCGTTTGACGCAACTAACGATTCAAATTGGGTTTAAATATGATACCAAGAAACGCAAGACTATCAAATAATAGAGCTAGCATTATACTGGCGAATCGTAAACCTCCGGGGAAACCGGCT